ACAACTTTGTGCCAATAAACAATGTAACTTTGGAAATGCTGGAAAGCTGGACAATGTCAATAATAAATGTAGAACAATTAAAAAGAAAATTAGAATGGCAAATTACAAATGGGTGATTAACGCAGTTGACTGCTACACCGCAAAAGATGGATTGGAAAATGTAGCGTATAACGTACACTGGTCTTATATGCTAACAGAAGGCGAACACAGCGTATCAATGATTGGTGTTCAGTCAATAGGTTCACCTAACCCAGAGAACTTTGTTGCCTTTGAGGATTTGACAGAGGATGATGTTATCTCTTGGATTTCAGCAGCTATGGATGTGGAACAAATGCAAGCCAACTTAGACAAACAAATTGAAGATCTTGTTGCGCCAAAAGTTGTGACGTTGCAATTAAAAAAACCAGTCATTCAGCCAGTTGAAGAACAAGTTGCTGAAAATGTGACAGATGAACCTATTGTAGAATAATTTTTGTATATTGTAGCGTTAACTTTAAAGCTTTAAAATATGGCAAAAATTACTGAAGAAGAGCTAAAAACTCTTCAGGATCAAGAAAAGGATAAGGGTGCTATTATGCAAGACTTAGCCATTATTGAACTAAAAAAGCATGAGCTATTGCACATGTTTGCTTCAATTCAATCTGCTCAAGAAGAGACCAAGAAAACTCTTGAAGAGAAGTATGGAAAAATCAACGTGGACCTCAAAGATGGTGAATATACCGAGGTTGTTGAAGAAGTACAACAAGAGGAGGCATAGTTAGTTACCTTATTGGTTAACTAGATAAAAGAGGGGTTAGCCCCTCTTTTTTTATATATGAAAAACACAATGGCATTGGACGAGAAAATTTCATTCGTTAGCGGCTATATTCTCACTGCTGCAACAGCAGTATCTATGATGGGTTTATTACAAGCTGCACTTGTTGGTTTATTTGGAGGTTTTTTTGGCCTTATAGGTAAGGAGTTGTTTTACTGGGTAAAACGCAAGATGAAGAATGGGTGAGAGTCTGCCAAAGCTAAGTGATGACTCTTCATTGAGTATAAACATCAAATGGCTTATTCAGATTGTCATTGTGGTAGGTGGAGCTGTATTGCTTTATACCAAGCTAGAGAAAAGGATAGCTGACCTGGAGAACGAAACAAAGTCTCTTAGATATAATCAAAACACCTATGTATTTCCAGACATACGAACCTTAGAAGGTGAAATACTTGACTATAAGCTACACAGAGAAAGAATACTAAAAGACTTAGACCAACTAAAGAAAGATAGGTAAGTGCATATTTTGCACAAGAGTAATTAATGATGAAATTTACCCTCGTATAAAACATTCAACAATGAACAGATTAGAAAAGAACTTTAAAGAAGGGATTACGACAACCATATTAGGCTTTATGCTACTAATAGGTAACTTCTACTACTTGACTGAAAAGGATGGTGATACTACTATCTTCTTTGGAACGCTTCTTATCTCACTTGCTTTGTTTTTAGCACCTGATGATTTAAAGAGCGGTATCAAAGCACTAATCAAAAAGAACCAAGACAAAGAATTGTAATCACATTGTAATTACATTGTTTAATGTTTTATGAAAGTATCTAAACAAGGTCTAGAAATAATAAAGAAGCACGAAGGTTTTAGAAGTAAACCTTATCTATGTCCTGCTGGTGTGCCTACTATTGGCTATGGCAGTACATACTACCCAGACGGTAAGCGAGTTAAAATGACGGATAATGCGATAGACAAAGTCTCTGCTGAGACTTTGCTGTACCTGACTTTAAAGAAATTTGAAGATTGTGTTTTAAATGCAGTAAAGTCAAATATAAATCAGAATCAGTTTGACGCACTAGTTAGCTTTAGTTACAATCTAGGATGTGGCAACTTAAACAAATCTACATTGTTCAAGAAAGTAAATGTTGACCCATGCGATAGATCCATAGTCAATGAGTTTATGAAATGGAATAAGGCTGGAGGTAAAGTATTAAAAGGTTTAACTACAAGAAGACACGATGAGGCTACTCTTTATTTTACTGATATTTAGTATATCGTCCTGCTCAGTAAAGAAGCAGGTCAATAAAACATCGTCTGTTGAGCAGACAAAAATAGCAGAATCAACCAGCATAAAGGAGTCCATAAAGGACTCCGTTATATCTGTAAGCATCTTATACGAAATAGAAG